GCTGACCCTGTCCATTCCCCGTACCGATGGCCTGCAGGCGGGTGACGTCGACGCTCTGGACCTCGTAGCGTTCGCCAAGAATTTCTTGGTTGATGCTAATGTTCAGCTTCTCGTCGACGGTGTTGTTCCCTAAAATAGGGACTGTTCATCGTGTTGCTCTAGGAGACTTCAATGTCCTTCAAGAACAACAGGGCTGTTTTCACGGCCCTTACCGCATCAGTCGTCGAGGATGCTATTGACCTCATCGGTCAAATGGAGTCCTTTGATGACGAAACCATCATCCATCGCTTGCGGGAACCTCTGTACCGCTTATCATTTGGTGTCTTGTGTAAAGACATCAGGTGTATAAAGTGGGTACAGGAGTATTACGCAGCACTCGCTTGTGGCGAGTTAGCCTTGGGTCACCCCCTAGAATTTGCCTTAAACCCGCGTCGCGGGCGTATAACAGATTCATTGGAGGAACACCCATACATGCACAAACAGATTTGCGTCTGTTTGAAGTTGTGGTGGAAGTATGAGGACTCAGATTTAACACCTGATTACTCTGCTCTCAGCACACGCATCAAGGCTAGTGGCAAGCCCTACTTACCAGAAACCGTATACCAGCGGGCGCGAGGTTACCTAGCAAAGCTGCTGGGCACCCCGCCTCGTTGGGCTGAGGTGGTAGGTAGGCACGGACCAGGAGTGGTCTCTACTGGCGAGGTGGGGGCAGCAAAATGGCATTTGGGTTATGTCCCGCGAGGGATTGACCCATTAGCCATCCGCTGTTCTTACTCCCACCTCCAAGAGGATTACCCTCTCGCGCTCCGGTACGGCATAACAAAAAGTATCGCCGTGCCAAAAGACGTAAGAGGTCCTCGATATATATCATGTGAGCCGTTGGAGATGCAATTTCTTCAACAAGGCGTTCGGCGGGCTCTAGAGTCTCGTATTCAACGAGATACCAGGGTTCCACTGCGCGACCAGCTAAAGCATCGCTCACTGCTACTTACCGGCCGGTACGCAAGTATCGACCTGTCGGATGCGAGTGATTATATCAGTAGACGATTAGTGCGAAATGTAGTTCCCAAAGAATGGCTATCTATGCTATTCACATGTCGGAGCTCGTTTATGCAGATCGTTGACAGTCTTATTCCCATAAGGGCATTCGCCCCGATGGGGAGCGCTCTATGTTTTCCCGTAATGAGTATGGTTATCGCCGCCCTGATAGACACGGT